TATACAAACACACGACCACGATTTCAAGATATGGCACGCAGGAGATAATAGAGGTAAAGGCAACACTGAAAGTATCTCAATAGAAATTTGTGTAAACTCTGACGGCGACTATAACCAGTCAGTCGAAAACGGAGCAAAACTTGCTGCATTGATTTTAAAAGAAGAAAATATAGATATTAGCAAAATGGTTCAACATAATTACTGGACAGGAAAAAATTGTCCAGAACAAATCAGAGCTTGTAAAAATGGTATTTGTTGGAGTCATTTTGTAGAGAAGGTTAGAGGTTATCTAAACGGAAGTAATGAGCCTATTGGTTGGATAAAAGACAATGTTGGTTGGTGGTATAGACTACCAAACGGCGACTATGCGAAAAGCAGTTGGTCAAAAATCAATGGTGAATGGTATTACTTTGGAGCAGACGGGTATGCTTATTGTGAAAAATGGCTAAAATACAAAAACGAATGGTATTACTTTGACAAAGACTGTAAAATGCTTTGTGAAAAGTGGTTGACTGTGGGAGAGGAAACATTCTACTTTAACGATTGGGGAGTTTGCGACTTAAACTACGTTAGAAATATTGACGGCAAGCAATATGCTTTTAATGAACGTGGAGCATTGATAAAAGATAAAATAATAAACAAAGACGGAGTTATAGAGTAGTAATAGGGAGGAGTGATTTTATGGGAAGAAAAAAAGAACCTGTTAGCGTTTTATTAGAAAAAGGCAAGAAACATTTAACTAAAAAAGAAATTAAAGAAAGACAAGAGCAAGAACTTAAAGGCTTTAATGATAAGGTCGCTCCTCCTAAAAAGCTACCTAAGAGATTACACGAAGAATTTAATTATTATTCAGAAGAATTACAAAGGCTTGATATTTTAACTAATTTAGATATAGAAACATTGGCGAATTATATATTAATTAAGGATATGTATGATAAAGTAACTGTTGAAATGGCAAATAATATTGATATTTTGCTAGACGGAAAGACTATTAATATTCAAGATAAGTTAAGTAAACAGATTATTACTTTAAGTAGAGAATTAGGCTTGACAGTTACAAGCAGAATGAAATTAGTTGTGCCGAAAAAAGAAGAAGAAAAAAAGACCGATGATTTTAGTTTGCTTTTTGGGGGAGATATAAACAATGGATAAGTTTGTAAAACTTGAACAAGAACTATACGACAGACTTATTAAATGGGTAAAAAAAGGTGCGAACAGAAAAAGAAAATGCTGTAAAAAACATAGTCTAGCTTGTAAAAGATTTTTGCGATTTTTAGAAAATGATGAGTATTATTTTGACAAAAACGAATTAATGCGTTTTTATTTTTGGTGTAAACAATTTAAGCACAGAGCAGGGATATTGGAGGGACAACCGATTGAACTTGTAGAAGTGCAGATGTTTTGGGCGAGTAGTTTGCTATGTTTTAAATATAGAAAAAATAATAGGAGAGTAACAAAAGTAGCTTATATTCAGGTTGGGAGAAAAAACAGTAAATCCCAAATGTTAGCCTGTTTAAATAGCTACTTTTTATTTACAAAAGGTCAGCAAGAGGCTTATTTATCAGGTTGGAATAAAGAGGGTTCAGAGATAGTTTATAAAGAAATTTTGCATATTTTAAAGACTAGCGATTTTCTAAAAGATAAATGGAAAGAAGCATATCATCAAATAACTAATTTAAGTAATAACGGATTTATAAAACCTTTATCAAGAGAAGCGAAGAACAATGATAATGCGAACAATCCTAGTTTAGCAACAGTTGATGAGTACAAAGACCATAAAACAGATGAAATATGGTCGAACTTAAAAACAGGTATGATAGCAAGACCTGAAGGACTTTTGATTACTATAACAACTGCAGGTTTTGATATTAATTGTCCGTGTAAGTCAACTTATGATGAAGTTTCAAAAATACTTGACCCTGATATATCTATTGAAGATGATACATACTTTATAGATATTCACGAAATGGAAACAGGGGATAAATTAGATGATGAAAGCCTATGGATAAAAGCTAATCCGATAGTTGCAACTTATGAGGAGGGCATACAGTCTTTAAGAAGTGATTACAAGCTATCAAAATTAGATGAAAGTAAGCTAAGAAAATTCCTAACAAAAAATATGAATATATGGGTAGATATGGCAGATAATGGATATATGAATATGAAGAAATGGAAAGACTGCACAGAAGATTTTGACTATAATGTATTTAGTAAAGGCAATGTTTTTGTCGGTGTCGATATATCAAAGAAAGATGACTTGACATCAGTTGTTTTTGGTGTAAAGGTTGATAACAAATACTATTTTAAGCAACAATCTTTTATACCTGAAACAACTTATAACAACAACTTAAATAAAGGGCAAGACTATTGGTATAAATTCAAACAAGAGGGCAACCTCACTATAACTAAAAATGAAGTTATAGACGTTTACGATATTATAGAATATATAAATAATTTTAAAGAAGAATATAACTGTAACATTGTTGAAATTTGCTATGACAGTTGGAGTGCCACTCAATTTGCTTTAGAAATGGAAAAGCTAGGTTATAATACAATAGAAATTACACAAAATATTAGAACATTATGCGAGGGAACTGTGCGTTTTAGAGAGGAAGTTTATAAAAAGAATGTAGTACACGAAAACGATAGCTTGTATAATTTCTGTATGAGTAACGCTGTATTATGCGAGGATAGTAATAAGAATTTTAAAATAGATAAGAAAAGGTCAAAGGATAAAATAGACCCTGTTGACGCAACTATGAATATAGCAACTAGAATTTTCTTTGATGAATACAATGTCGATATAAATGATATATCAGAGAAATTTTTTAAGGCTTTTGATTTTTAATTGTAATTTAGTTTGCGATTAATTATATAGCTATAAAATAGCTTTATTTTAATTTAATTTTAGTTTGCAGATTAATTATATTAAATAATATATATAATTCAAAATAAGTACAGAATTTTTAGATTAGAGATATAATAGGGCGATTTAGTTTGCCCTATTTTTTATTATATAAAATGGAGGATATAAAATGAATAAGTTATGCTCAATTTGTAAAAGAAATTTAATACCACTTAATAAAAGGTTATGCGATAATTGTAGCAAAAAAGCAAAGGAACAAGCTGTAAGCAAGAATGAAAGTTTTTATAAAACGTCAAAATGGACTAAGTTTAGTTTGTATATTAGAAATAAATATCACAATTTAGATTTGTATCAGTTAAAGGTTAATAATAAAATTGTTAAGTCAAAAATTGTTCATCATATAATACCTGTTAATGACGCTCCTGAAAGGAAGTTTGACGAAAAAAACACGATACCTTTATCATCAGAAACTCACTCATATATTGAAAATATTTATAAGAAAGGGGAGAAAGAGAAAAAAGCTATGCAGGAGTTATTATTTAGTTTGCTAGAAGAATATTATATATAAATGTATTGTAATAATATATAGATTATGTTATAATATCTTTAATAAAAAAAGGGGATAAGAAAATGGATAAGAAAAAAGAGCAAATGAAAAAGCAAGTAGAGTGGAATAAAAAATATCTTGAAAACAATCCTGAAGCAAGAGAAAGAAAGAAAATTTCTAATTATAAAAGCAATGCAAAACTATTAATTAATAAATATGCTGATAAAGATAGTTTGCTAGAATTAAGAGAATTAATAGATAATAAACTAAAAGAATTGAAATAGTAATTTAGTTTGCGACAATTTTATACAGTATATAAATATGTAATTTAAAAATCGTAATTTAGTTTGCGATTTTTTTATTATATAAATATATAAATGAATATATAAAAA